AGGTAGGTGTTGAGTGCGCCCGAGTTCGGGGAACCGCCCCGGATGCGCACAGGCTGGAGGCCGAAGGGCCGCTTGGTAGAAGCCATGCTCTGTACTCCTTACGCAGCGGCCCTTGGGTTCAGTCGAGAGTAGGGGTGCGGCCGCCAGAATACACCTTGCTACTTGATCCACGATTCGAGACGGGCATGGCCCTGTTGAGGTTGCGATTCTCGGCAAGCTGCCGATTGATGGCATCCGTCAGGGACTGTGTCCGCTCCCCGATCTGGCGAGTACGGGACTCGCTGATATCGAGGGGTAGCTTGGCGAGGGCTAGGTCGCCGATGACGATGATGTTCCCGTGGGAGCCGTAGTCCATGGTGGGAGCACCCACCCACTCCGGGGCATCATCCTTTCGGACGAACTCGTAGCCCTCGCGGAGGCGCGTCATGACGTTGACAGGATCCGACTTCCCCTCTAGGGTGATGCGGATCCAGCGGGTTCCGTAGCCCTCGCTCTTGAGGCGGCGGGTCAGGGACTCCGGCACCTCCAGCTCGTTGGGCTCCTTCCACTCTCGCTTGCGAGACTCCTCGTCCCGGGTACGATGTAGCGTCATGTCACTTCCTCCCACGCTTGATGTCGATGTTGACGTATCCCTCGCCCGCATCTTGGATCTTCTCCATGTAGCGGGCCGTATCCTCCATGCTGGCACCGAGACGCTGCGAAGCCTTCACGGTACCCTCATCGAGGCGGATACGTCGTCCGGGGTTGCGCGACTGCCCGGCGACAACCGGCTTACGGGGCTCCGGTTCCCGAAACTTGGAGGCCATTCGGGGCATCTCTGCCACGAGGCGCTTCTCCACTTCCCCGTAGAAATCGGAGGAATTGGGGTCGTACCCCTCATCCACGAGATCGTCGGAGATCGACACGGCAAGAGCGGTAGCCGCCCTGTCCGAATCGGGACCCCTTCCGAACCACGGATTGGCATCGAGCCAATTCTTGGTGGCGGGGGCCAACTGCTGGACCTGCTGGGTCTGCGGCGGGGGTGGGGGTGCCGCAGCTTCGGGGGCCTTGTTGCCCCTCTCCCAAGCGTCCAGCGCCTTCAGCTCGACGGTGGCGTCCATCATGGCCTTCTGCGCTTCGAGGAGGCCATCACGGTCCGCCGCATCATAGGCGGCTTGGAACTGCTTCTCCGCTACCTTGAATCTCTCGGTGACGCTATTGCGGTAGAGAGAGTGGGCGGAGGTCTCCGTTCCCTTGGCCCGGCTCAGGGCATCTTCGGCCTGACGGGTGCGCTCTTCAGCAAGCCTTTCGGCCTTGAGGGCCCGCTCCTCCATCTCCTTGGATTTGGCGAGAAGCTGCTTGATGCGCTTCTGGGCTCGGTTGCCAAATTCCTCTTCGGAGGGCTGCGGCTTGCTTTCCTCGGGCTTTTCGACGGGGGTCACGTCGGCCTTCGGAGATTCGGGGGCGGGGCTATTGACCTCGACCTCGACCCAATCCTTGTTCTCTTCGGTCACAGTTGCGATCCTGCGTTACGCATTTCCAAGATACTGGAAACTTGTAGGGTTGTCAATACCCTACTCGTTGATGCGGGCGGGATCTTGGATAACCGCCAGCACTTCATCATCGTTGAGGAGGAGGAATCGGACGCCGCCGTAGGAGAACTTGGCGCCAGAATAGCGGGGATAGAGGATGTAGTCTCCCACCTTGCACCACGGGGTCTCCCCCATGTCGGGGCGGGTGTAGGCCATCGGGCCCACCGACTTCACCTGACCCACGCTGCGAATGAGATCCATCGTCTCGATGGTCGCATCGGGGATGATAATGCCGCCCTTCGTGCGGGGGGCGTTGGGAATTGGACGTACAAGGATCCTCCAGCCCCTCACCGTAGGGAGGTCGGCGGGATCCGGGATAGTAGGGTCGGTCCACCAAGTGGTGTTACCCGCGCTCTTCGGCGTCGGCATCTGCATCAACAATCTCCTCTAGGAGTGCCAATGCTGCCAACATACCAGCGCCATATCCCACATGCCACTGATATTTATCGTAGTTGTCGGCGGCGCCGTCGAGCAAATCCAGCCCGATCTCGCGCCGCCGATTCTCGATTAGCTTGCGGAAGTGCTTCAGCACTTGCCACCCTTGGCCATCTTCGTCTTGCCGCCGTGCTTGTACATGCCGCCGCCCATCATCTTCGTCATGCCACCCTTCTTGTAGGTGCCCATGTCGTCCCCACGGAGGGTCGCCCTCTTCGCACGCGCCGAGAACTTCTCGGTGGGCAGCTTCGCGGGGTCGCCCATCTTGCTACCCTTCATCATCTTCTTCATGTCGTGCTCCTAGAATTTGAGTTTGTACCGGAGGAAGGCCGAGAGTGCCTCGGGATCCCTCATTGCCAGCAACTCCAACATCCCCAAGTCGAGGGGCGTGGAGTACCCGACACTCTGCTGTTGCTTGGACGCCTCGAAGTTGAGCCTGCGCTGCTGCTCCGGTTCCCTGACTTCGGGATCGAGGTTGATGCTGCCAGCCACCGCACCCGTAGGCTTGCCTCGGTCGGGGGTGACGCGAGAGTAGCTGAGAGGCCCCAAGCTGACGCCCTTGGTGGTGTAGCGTCCTCCGGGGGTACGCATATCGGAGAGGACAACTCCCAGCGGGTTGATGCCTGCGGCGAAGAGGCTGCCCGTGCTAGGGCCGTAGGGAGACTCCCTCCGCTGGACACCCGGGGACACGTAGTAGTCTTCGTTGCCAAGCTCGTAGCTCGCCCGAAGCATCTGGGAATCTTCGGGGGCAAACTCGGGGTCACGGCTTTCGATGCGGTACCCTCCGATGGAGATGGGCACCTCGGGCACATTGACGTCATAGGAGGACGCCGTGCGGCCTGACCCCGGCCTGACCCCAAGGAGCCACTTCTCGTATTCGGAGAGATCCGCCATCAGTAGTACTTGGCGGGACGGGTGCCCCGCTTCTCGGCACCCTTGCCTCGGACACCGCCACCTTTGGCAAACCTCTCAGGACCACGAAGTTCGTCCCTACCAGAATACCAATCCCCGGGCATGTCCCCGGGAGCAGTGCGCGACGGAACGCCTCCAGTCGTGCGATATTTTGCGCTGTCGCGGGCGGCTTTCTCTTCCCGAAGCTGGTCCCTCAGCTTCATGGCATCCTTCATTTTCTTGAGTTCACGAACCGTATCAAGAACGCCAGAACCAAGAGGACCCAACATCTTTTCCACTGTGCCACCCTCCATGTATGCGGGACCCTTGGCGCGCATGGCGCTGCTAAGGAAGCCGCTCTTGTCATCGGCTTTGTTAAATTCCTTTGCTACCTTGGTGGGAACACCCACCTTCTTAGCAAAGACGGGGTCGTGCGCGGCACCGGCCATCATGCGGGCCTGCGAGAAGGACTTACTGGGCACCGGTCTGTCTCCCCATGGCAGTGACGGCAGCGGCTGCTGCGCGGCGCGTGGAGTCGTTTTCCTTCTGCTTGACCTTGAGGCCCTCCACGTAGCCCTTCTGGTCCTGCGCCTGCTGGCGGAGGTCAAGCTCCCTGTTGCGCACCGCAAGCTGGGCAGCATTGTTGAGCATCTTGTCCTCGTGCTCCTTGCTGCGGAGCTGGAGTTCGGCCATGCCCAACTGCACCGTGGGATCTTGGGGCTGCTGCTGCGCCATGGCCTGCTGCGCCTGCACGACGTGCTGCTGGACGACCTGCATGATGGCTTGGGCCTGCGCTTGGTCGCCCTGCGCACCCATGGCCATGGCGGCCTCGGCGTACTGGAGGACGGTGTGCTCGCGGATGTTGGCCACCAAGAGGGGAACCATGGGCTGGAAGACGGGGCTGGCCCCTCCCATGGGGTCCTGCATGAAGGCCATCTTGGCTTGGATGTGGGCTTGGTGGTCCTGCCCCGCAAAGGCCTTGATGGGCTTGCCCTGCGAGAGAGCCATGATGTCCTCAAGGGGGCTGAGGGGCATCGGGTCCTGCGGCGGGGGCAGGATCTTATCGACGTTATCGACCTCCATGGCCGAATAGACGCGCTTGTAGATTTCGCGCATGTCGTGCATCTGGGGGTTATTCGACGCCATCTGCAGGAGGGTGGTGGCCCTCGTGAGGCGATGGGCGTTGGAGGGCGTGTTGGGATCCGACGAGGGGATGATATCGACCTCGGCCCCTATATCCATACGGAAAATCTCGGGGGGCGCGCCCTGCACGGGGTAGGGGTAGCGCGAGAGATAGTCCTTGTCGAGCCTCCGCAGGATCTTGAACTCCTGCTTTTGGGCGGCGTGGATGCGCTTGTGGGTGGCACTGAAGAACTTGGTGGAGGCCTCCAGAAGTGCCAGCGTGGTGCCCACGGGGCCGTAATTGGTCGAATCCGCAATCACCTGCTCCGTGGTGTCGGCGAACTTCTGGCCTGCCGCCACCACCTTATCATGGAGGGCAAGGAGGGTCTGCGACGGCTCCTTGTAGGGGAGGGGGTAGATCGCCTTGGAGATGTCTTGGATGGTGGCATCGACGTCGCGCCACTCGCCCGCACCGATGGGGTCGTTGCCGCCCACGACGCGCATGCTCTTCAGCTTGAAGCCGCCCTGCAGGTTGGCGAACATGCCCGCGTCCACCAGCGCCC